GATGTCCAACACCAAGAGTTTTATAGCCTAGACTATCTTCATAGATTGCTAAGACTTCACCTTCGTGTCTCTTTATTTCAGCTTTACAGAGTTCCCTGTTCATTTCCAAATCCTAATCTGTCCATCTGTTCTTGGTAAGGCTCACCAGTAAATGGGTCAACTCTATCGGCAGGGTTTTCTTTTGTAAAAGGTACTTCAGGTCCAGTTACTATACCGCCTGTTGCAAACCCATAAACAGGAGAAGGTTGTTTTGATTTTCTATTTGCCTTATCCTCTAATAATGTTTCTTCAGTTAAAACTTCCGACAATCTATTTGTATAATCAATAATCTCCGCACCCAATGGAACAGCTTTAATACTAGATACCGCTGCACCCTCGTAATCACCAGCATCTAAATTTCTCCAAGTTTTACCAATACTATTATACCATCTATCAAGATACCCGACTAATGGAGTTATAGATGATGTAGCCGTGCCGTGCCCTGAACCGTCCCAAGAACTTGCTATCCTTGTAAATTTTTCAACCCTCCAATCAGCAAATCCAGCTAGTGCTGATGATTCGCCCCACCATTTCTTTGAGAAATTTCTAGGCTCATTCTCTTCGTAGTACTCTCTGGCTGGACTCATTTCAATTTGTAATTCTCTTAAACCACCAAATATAGTAATAGTTCCTAACATTTTAATAGCTAATTTTAAATCACCATCTTCAACTCTTGTTATTAAACCATTCATTTGAGCAACTTTATACTGTGCCCAAGATAAAAATAAACCCATTGATTTAATTAATGGATTATTACTTTGAGCAAAAAACATTCTATTACCAATTTGAGGCAAACCAACATCTCGTTTCATGGCTTTGTTACCAGCTTTAATAAGAATACTTTCTGCAACTGGAGAATCTAATGCTTCTTCTACAGTTTTAAATTTATATAATTCTTTTATATCTGATCTATTCAAACCATAATATTGTAATCTGTTATTCAATGCTTTGCTTATAGTTGTCTTAGTTCCTATTTCTTTAGCTACATTAAATATCTCATCAATACCAGCACTAAAAGCAACTCTTACACCTAAATCTGTTGCTGGTGCCATACCATTATATTTAAAAAAGAACTTTGTCCAGTTAGAAAGTTTTTCTTGGAAAGATGTACTAGGATGTAAACCTGCTGAAAAAACACCTTCAATATCTTTTGTAAAAGTACCACCGATAGTATTCTCTCTACCACCACCTACACCATATATTCTAGCAACACCATCTTTCTTCCATGCATTTGCAAATCCTCTGGCAGCGGACCAAACATTACTGTTTTGGAATGGCTGTAAAAAGTCACCAAGCTGTGGTATAAGAGAACGTGGTAACATGGTACTGTTTGATAAGAAAGTTAATAATGCAAATCCATCTTTAGCAAGATTACTTTGTAACGGGTCTTTAGCAGCTTTACCATATAACCCAAAAAATGCATTAACCGTATCATGCATTAATTTTAATTTTGTTCTAAACTCTTTTTCAGTTAATAGACCTTGTTCAAATTTAGAACGTAAACTTCTTTCTAACTTACCAAGAACCTGTCCATTCTCTCCAAATTTTCTAGCAAATTCTACTCCTTTAGTAGTATTTGTTACCCATTTATCTAGAATAACTTTTAGATCGTCTTCCAATAAAGGTTCTAATATTTTTCTAGCTTCAAGACTTTTAAATATTCTTTCTTTCTGATAGTTTTTTAACTGAGGTATACCATCAAATGTACCTAATCTACCTATCATTAAATTAGAGCCTTTAAATGTAGATTCTATATTTTCACCAAGCTCTCTACTTATAATTGCACTTGCTGCTTCTTTTAAACTATTTGATCCACCTGTTAATTCTTTAGCTTTTTTATTCCACTTAGGAAATTCTGCTGCTAACGCTTCTTCAACAATAGTTCTAGCTTGATCTTTATTACCATAAATTTTAGAAACACTCCACAGCTGTGGTAAATCATAATTATCAATCTCTTTAAATGTTACAATCGGTTTTACATATCCAGTATTAAATTCATTTTTAAATACTTTTGTATTGGCAATAAGATTATCAATATTACGCATCTGCTCTGTTGAAAAGTTACCTTGTTTTTTAACTTCAGTACGTGTTGCAAGTTGTTTTAAAATACGTGTAGCAGCTACTCTTTCAACCTCAGTCGCATTTTGCACAACTTCAGAAATTCTTTTACCCCATAATCCTGTTAAAAAATCAGAAGCCTCTTCTGCCCCTATAATATTCTTATGTCTACCATCAAATTGATGAAATAAATATCTAGACAATATTTCATTTTCAGAACCATGATTTACTCCCCGTGTTGCAATAACACTAGAGCCTTTAGTCTTTAAATAATTATGTAACATTCTTGCGGATTCATTTTCAATAAGACCAAATGCTTTTTCTTTTTGCCCTTTTAATAAATAAGGTGCATCCTTGACACGATTATAAAGTAAACCAAAAGTTAATCCTGCACCCATCAAGCTATAGTTAATAGCATCTTCATCATCGCCTATAAAAGTACCGGCTGTAAAACCAACACCAGCACCAAATAAAGGTCTCGCAGTTTCATATAAAACTTTTTGTAATATACTATCTGTTAATTTAAATTCATCTCTAGCAGCTAAAGTTTTTAATGTATCATCAACTACTTTAACTCTACCAAAAGCATCTTTTTTTATTAAATCAAAATATCCAACACTTAAAAAATCTTCTGCTTCTTTTCTTTTTGTATTTAAATTATTTATTTGTCTTTGAGTCATGGTCGCATCTGGTAGTGCTTCCCATTGACGAGTAGATTTATTATAAGCAGCTTGTTTATTTTTTATATTATTAAATGCTCTAATATCATTATTTGCTTTTTTATAAAGTTTTTCAATATACACACCAGTTTCTAATTCTTTTAATAGCGGTATATTTTTTTCTTGTATAATTTTAGTTACTTGATCTAGATCATCTATTTCTTTTGCAGTTAAATTAATAATCGGTTCATCTTTAACTGAACTTTTAACAACGGTATCACGGACAGGATTATCTACTTTACCAATGTTTAATTCATCAGTAGAAACAGAACGTGAACGATTGGCAATTACTTTCCCTAATAAAGAACTTGCACCGCCTGTAGCAGCACCAAATAATACATTATTAGGATTTACTTCACCGTATGCAGCATATTCATATAACGCCATATCAGCTGCACCAATTGTACCGCCTACAGTGGTTGCACCCAGTTTACCAAGTTTAGCAATCTTTGCCCACGGTATAAAGAATGTTACAGGATCTGCAAAAGCAGAGCCAATCCTTCCAGTTATCACAGAAGCATCATCTTTATATTCTTTAAAATCTATGCCATATTGTTTTTGCATAGCATTGAAAATATTTTCTGTTCGTTCAGTTTCTATTTCTTTAATATTCTCTTCAAAAGTTTTATTGTTAGAGATTGTAGCTAATCCAGCTTGTGCAGTTCTCCAAAGATTACCAAGTGTATGCCTTTCTAATCTTGCACCAAGTTCTATCTTCTGAGCAACTGTAGGCTGTTTACCACTTTGTAGCTCTTTACTTGGTTCAGCATCGTATAAATTTAAAAAATAGTTTGCATCATATTGGACGGGCTCTTGTTCTAAGACAACCTCTTTATTACCAACATATTCTTTTAAATCAACATCTTCATCTTGAAGCTGCTCTTGAGTTTCTATACGTTGCTGCTGTATGTTTTGTTTTTTAGATTCGGATATTTCTTGTTCAGTTAAATCGTCTTCAAGTGAATCATATTTATTTAAAAAATAATCGGCATTAAAAGTTTCTTTAACTTTTTCTTCCTCTTCTTCTTTATCTTTTTCTGGAATATTTTGATCATACAGATTAAGGAAATAATCTGCTGTATATTCAGTAGTTGTAGGCATAATGAATTTTATTGTTTAATAAATTCTAAAAACTCTTTTACATAACGAGGCTTATCTTTTTTATCTAAATCAGTAGCTTTTATATTTTTAATTTCTTTTAACCATTTATTAAATTCTGTAGATGAAAACATTGGAGTTTCTCCAGCTAAGTATTTTTCAGCTCTTGTTATAACTCTATTTCTAACAGATTCCTCATCTGCACCAATTAATTTTAATGGTTCTACCATTTCCATAGATTCAACTTGACCTTTTTTTAATCTTTCTTTAACTTGTGAAATGTACTTTGAAGAAGCATCAGACGGGATAGGCTTCTCTAATAAACTATCAGAAGTTACTGGTATTTGTTTAACTGTAAAATAATTTAAAAGAGTATCAAATTCTTCATTTGTTAAGTCATTACCCTGTCTTAACATTGTACGTAACATATCATCAATCTCTTCAGGAGATCTTCCTTTTGATACGATTCCAAATTTGTCTACCATTTCTTGCTGTGATAAAGATATTTGTTGCTCTCCGTCTTGATAGAATGGACTTAGTCCTTGCTCTACTCTATTTTCAGCATGTTCAATAGCTTTATCTTTTATAGACTGAGGTATATTTTTAGCATTACCTTCTATTTCCATATTTTGTAAAGTTTTAATTTCATCATCTGATAAAGTAGGTACTAACACAGGTATCGGCTGTCCATCTAACACATCATCAAATTGAATTGAAACTTCGGTCATAGTTTGCCCAGTAACATTATTTTTTATTGGACCGACAAAACCTTGTGCAGATTTTTTAGTTCCATCAACTCTTGTCATATCAGAATCTTTGGAATAATTATTTGCAATTTCTACTATTCTACTAGAACTTTCTGGATATTTAGCAATCCATCCACTGAATACTTTACCTTGTTCAGATTTAGAAAGCTTTTTAAAGTTAGTATCATTTAATACAGCCATTAAGTTTTGCTCATTAAACTCTCGGGGTTTAGGAGTATCTAATGGGTTTTGTTCTGCATTATCAGGATTAATATTTAAATTAGTTTTTATTTCATCCGTTGATACATTAATAATATTACCCCTATCTTTTGGATCAGGAATATCTATGGTATCTTTTTCTAAAATTTTATTTATATAATCTCGCCTAGCCTGTCTGTTATATGTTCCTTCTCTAGCTTCTGTATCCCAAAAGCCTAATATACC